CGTCCAGATATGTGTTGCCAGCTCTTCCGGGCCTCCTAACCAGCTTGCAGGGCCAGCAGTAGGTCACCACAGGGGCAGCGTTGGAGACAGGTCCGCGATGCGCATGTTTAGCATGTCACACCGCGCCACAAATCCGTTGTCCCCCTCCGGCTCACCCTCGCGCACGACCCACGAGAGCATTTCGAACTGATCCGGCGTGCAATAGCCAAGGAGCCACGCGCGCGAGAGGCTTGGCGTGACCTGGGCGAAGGCGAGAAGGTCTACCGCGCTACTTTGGCGGTGCCACGACGCCATCGTAATGCTGACCGTCCAGTCAGGCTGCGGCGGAAAGCGGCGACGCTTTGTCTTGACCTCGATCAGACGACCGTCCGATGTCTCGATGTCGTGCGTATACTCGCCGACTATGGCAGCGCCTACTCCCGCGACGATCTCGATGTCGTGCATAACGATCATCTCACCTATGGCCCCAGCCCTGTTGCCGGAGCCGGACACAAGAGAGTTGTTCAGCACACCCATTTGGCGAGACAGGTCCTCGGCGCTCCCTCGCATCCAGCTCTGGACCGTTACCTCGTGCAACTCAGCCACCAGCCTCGTCGCCAGTGATCCACGTCCCGACGACTACGACCGGAACATCTCTGCCAGATCGCGGATCGGGCGCGGACTCAATGCGCAGAACGTCCGTCTTGATCCACTGCCGCAAAATAGATGAGACGCGCGCCTTTCCTGCGGCGTCCGACGTGTCAATTCCGAGCGTCGCGCCGATTGTGTGACCAGCCCAGCGCGCCGCCTGCGCGGACGCCCGCAGCGGCTCGCCGTCGTCGGCGCAGCGCCCAACATCGCGCTGGGCGCGCTGGGCATCACGGGTGGTGATGCCGTCGAAAAGGTCAGGCAGAGAAAACGGCACAGCCACGGCTACGTACTCGCCATTGGCAATCTGCACGCCCATCATGCGCCGGTACAGTGCAGCATGAGCCGGGGCTGACAGGTTGGCCTTGGCATTGTCAACGCGGACAATGCCGCTGGCATCCTCGCCAGTGACGCCAAGGCGCGCCATCTCATCTTCGGTCACGCGGTTAAGGATGCGGGCGGCACGCGCCGCGCCCAGCAGCGATGACGCGCCGCGAATGCTGTCGGCATCTGCCGCACCGCCATTGCCCTTCCTAGTGTGGTGTACGAGTGCTATCGCGCAGGTTGTTTCATCCGCGATCTGCCTGACCGCTGAGACCGCGCGGTTCATCGCGCCGTTATCGTTTTCGGTAATGTCGCCAGTGGCCGCAACCCACGGGTCGATGTACACCATCCCGATGCCCTCGCCAGCAATCCGATCACGCATGTGATCGATCAGGGCCTCGTTAATGATGACGCCATCGCGCGTCTGCGTGGCGAAAGACATCGCGAAGTCCCTTCCGGCGTCCAGATAGAGCCAACCATCGACATCCTCGCGCGTCAGGCCGTAGTGCTGCATCGCAGCAAGCACCCGGCGCTGCAGCTCCTCAATCGGGTCTTCCAAATTGATCAGCCACACCTTGACGCGCTCATGCACCGGCTCGCCTAGAAGCGCCCGCCCGGAGGCCATGCACAGCGCCTCGGCGATTTGCAGCGTGGTCTTGCCAGCGCCGCCAGCAGCGGCCAGCAGCGAGACGAATGACCTCAGATAGTGCCTGTCGTAAATCCACCGCCGTGGCGGCAGGGCGGCAGCGTCCCACGCGGAATATATCGTTGGACCGCTCATCCCATCGCGAGCTTGCGCGGCGATCTCCTCACGCACTGGACGCGCCATCGCCAGCGCCTTGCGCAGTTCTTCGACGCCGTGCTCGCGCAGATAGTCATTGGCATCCGACGTTTGAGCGTCGAGGTCGATGAAGCGCACAACGCTGATCTTTGTCGATGCGTCCGCCGCAAGTGCTTCGGCGACCCGAGCCACATCGAGGTCTGGGTCGGCGAGGATCGTCACGTCGCTGGCTCTGGGCGGGACGTAGGTGGCCATGCCTGCCTTGCCAAACGTGCAGACCACCGTGGCCGCGCCGCCAGCGGCCTGCGCCACGCTCAGAGCGTCCTCTGGCCCCTCGCAGATAATGATTGGATCGCTGTCGCGTGACCCGGCGATCGTCATCGCGCTGTTGGCGATCACGCCGCGCGAGTACTTGTAGACGCCGTTGTGCTCGCGCTTTTTTCCATCTGCGTCTACAAGCACGGCCTGAATGCCTGTGAGCGCGCCGTCGCTGTCACGCGCCGGAAAGATGATCGCAGGCCCGCCGTAGACGTTTGGCGAGTAGCGTGCAACGCCTGCGGCGGTCTTCGCCGCGATGTTGCGGCTGTTGAGATATCTTAGGGCAGGCCTGCAAGCATCGTGCGTCTCGCGCGAGATCGGAACGCTCCGCTCCCAAGCCAGCGAGGCCTTGGCCACCTTTTCGGCGCGCATCTCGTCATCGCGGGCCAGCAGGCCGTCGGCTGACAGACGCGATATCAGGCGATCCAGTTCGCTTGGCTGGAACGGTGTATTCTCATCGATCTCGCGTGGGTTTTCGGCCCCACGCCGGAACCCGCTGCCTATGGTCGCCAGCACCTCGTGGCGATGCAGCCCGCTGGCCTCTGCAGCGACGTGCAGCGATTGGATCGCCGCATCGATTGACGCGCCGCGCATGTGAGCGTGGCGGCCAAGTGAAAACGCGGCGCGGTTAAGCGCCATGTTCCGGTTTCCCGGCCCCGCTGCGGCCATGTCAATCACGGCGCTTTCGGCGACTTTGTCAAAGTAACTCACGGCTCTCTCCCCAGAGTTGGCGGGGCCGACAACGTGCGTCAGCCCCGCCTTTAGTCAGAACCCGAAGGCGTCCAACTCTTCTTTGCTGATGCGAGTTGACGCCGACGGCGCTGCAGCGGGCTGTGCGGGCGCTGCGGGCGCGCCATCAGCCGGACGGGAGATCCACTTGGAGATGGTGAACCCCATGTCATAGCTCGTCCCCTTGCCGACCGCAACGGGCGTCGAGGATGTCACGCAGACGACCGGAACCTTGCCAGCAGCGAACTCGGGCGACTTTTCTGCGGCGTTGTACAGTTTGGCGATGAACTGGCCCTGACCGTAGCTGTTGCCGCTGAACTCGGCCCGCACCCCATCCGAGGTCCAGCACTCCACCTCAAAGCCCTGCTTGTACTCATCCGACGGCTTCGCCGTGCGCTCGGTCACGCTGGGCCACGGTTGCCAGTCCCGGCGACCGATGTCGATCAACATCCAGCCGAATCGAACATTCTTGACGTCGATGGCCAGACCGCGCGACATGTCGATGGGCGTGTCGCTGCCGTCGCTTTTCAGCGTCCAGCGGTTTTGCGGCATGTTTACGCGGACATATGCGCCGCCGCCGCCAGAGGTTTCACCGAAGGAAATTGGCATCGTTAGCTCCTTTGCTTGTTAGCCACTCGGTTGCGTGAAGCGGAAAGACCAGCGCGGGATTTGCAGCGTCTGCAACGCCCCGTATCCAGTGCTGTAAACCCCGCTTGTGTTGGCTGTCTGGATGAGTTCCAGCCCAGCCCTGACTGCCGCCGCGCCTTCATCGCGCGACGCCCAGTCAAGCTCGTAAACGCCAACGGCGAAGGGAGGCTCCTTCTCAATGGCGATGAAAACAAATCGATCCACATCGCGGCCAGACAACTGCATGACGCGGCGGTAGAACGCCTCTTGTATGTGGTAGCCAAGGCTGGCGACCTGCTTGGCAAAGCCCTCTGGCGATGCATCGACCGTCGTCTTCACGTCGATGATCGCGTCAATGTCGCGACGCCACCCGTCTGGGCGGCAGCGCAGGTCGAGGCCATACAGGGCATCGTGCGCGAAGATGCTGGCCTCGCAGACCAGATCGCCGCTCAGAAGCTGCGCGGCCTCTGCGTTGGCCCTGACGGCCTCTGCCATGTCCTTCGCCTGCCGATACTCACCCTCGGGAAGCAGGATCGCGCCCTCCGCGTCGGCGGCCACCTTCTTGTCGCGCCACTCGTTTCCGCGCCGCGTCTCGGGGCCGCACCACACGGTGGACGCCATGTGAGGCTCGAGGATCAGCGTGTGGACGGCTACGCCCAAGTCAAACGCCGCGCTCTCCTTGCGCTGTCCATATTTCCAGTGTGCAAGCGATTTCTGGACGACGGTCTTGACCGCCGAGGCGCTGATGCTCGGCAGCTTGTGATACTCATCGTTGCTCATCGTGTAGTTGACGGTCATATCTTGCCTCTCCCATATAGTGCTATCAACAAAGCCTCTGCACGGTGCTCGTCCTTCTTCCGCCTCAACCTTTCGCTGAGATGCGGAAACCACTGGATGGCCAGCCGCCGCGCACTATCCTTGTCGCGCGGCAGGTTCAGCGACCGCTTCCAAGCCTGCGGTGCAACCAGCGTGTAGGCCACCCGTGTCAGAGCGACCGTCGCCGTGATCTGGCCATAAGCGTAGCCCAGCCGGAACGTGCTGCTGACGCCCTGCCCCGGCCTCGCGCCCTGCTTTTCGATGTAAACGTGCTCGGGGTCGGCGAAGGTGCGGATCAGCCGCTCAAGCTCCACCACATCAACGCCGCCTTCATCAAACACCGGGAGGTCATGCACCTCGGCGTAGTCGTCGCCGATCAGCGCCACGCCGCCCATGCGATAGCCACAGTCGATGCCCACAATCAATTGCTCGACCCCTTACTGCGCTCGCGATCATAATTCGCAGACATGTTAAGGACGGTCAGCACCAAAATTTCCGTCGGTAGATCGGCGGCCAGCAGTACATCCACGATAGCCTCCATCACGCCGTACAGCACCGTGATCTGGTCGTCCGCACCGACGCCCTCGGCGTACAGGTCAGAGATGTACCTGCAGATCATGTTTGTGCCTCGCTGGGCCAGCGCTATATCACGCGCCGTGATATCCATGCCATCGCTCATCTCGTACCCCCCGTGTCCCGGTGAACCCACCCTATTCTCGGTTGCCCGCCAATATCAACACAGATATGTTGGGTGCCAGCAAAAAGGATCGCACCATGAGGGATAAAGTCGAGGCGATGCAGCAGCGGCTGCGGCTGGCCCACCGCATCGTCAACCCGGCGGCCACGCTGATCATGTGCAACGAGGCCGCTGACCTGATGGGCGAGCTGATCGATGCGACGGACGCCGCGCTGCAGATCGCCGAGGCCGCGACGCAGGCCGCAGGAGAGCCGCGTCGCGGCCCCGGAAGGCCGCGCAAGGCCTGACTTGATAGAGCGCGCCTCAGTCATCAGTCAGCGCGTCCATCACGATGCGCCCGACGTACTCCATCAACGTCATTCCGCGCGGCACCTCGGCGGCGAGCATGGCGATGATGTCATCGCTGCCCAGCCCAACGACGAAGTCGTCGCGAACCCCAAATCGGACGCGCGCGGCCTCGAGGGACGCGCTGAGAGTGTGCCTGAGTCGCATCGTCGTCTTGGCCGCTACATCTGCGTCGCGAGCGAGGATCACCGGGTCTGTCCGACCTGCCTCGCTCTTGCGCAGCGTTTTGATCGCGCGGTACACGGCGCTGGTTGATATGCTCATGCGTGCGGCGATCTGAGCCACCGACATGCCGCGCGCCAGCGCGTCGCGTATGGCAGCGCCGTCAGCGCGGCTGACGTTGGAGGGCGCAGCCTCCTCGGCGCTGATCAGGCCACGGCTGATGCAGCGCTTGACCAGCGCGGCGAGGTGGCCCCGCTGGACGCTAAGCTGGCGCTCAATATCTGCGCGCGACAGGTCACGCCTGAGCATGTCGGCGAGTTGGCGCAGGTCGGCGTCTTCGACGCTGGAAATCGTCATCATTTGATCTCTCCTTTTGATTAGCGTATGCTTGTCGCATGTGGACGCCATTGGTGCTTATATGCTCTCTCATCAGCGCTGAGTGCGTCACGATCGGCGCGCCAGTTTTTCTGTCGGAGGGCGATTGCCGATCGGCAATCGCTGAGCACCTGTCTCAGGTGACGCTGCCACACGGAGCGGTCGTCGTGGACATCGCGTGCTACCAATGGCCCGTTGGGTCGTAGATTTACTCCCACATTCAGAACAGCCTACTGCGTTCATTTCGGCAACTCCGCGAGCAGTGTTTCCAGCCCCTCAATGGCGCGGTCGATGGCCTTGCCAACGTCGCCCACTGCGATCTCGCCAGCGGTGAACCCGGCGTCTTCAACGAGGTCGTCCCAGCGTTCATGCGGCTCCGGGCAGTCGTTGCCTTCGAATACCTCCTGCGCGTTACGCAGCGCCATCTCCAGCGCGTGTGCGTGGTCGGCGATCTGGCCGATCAGGCGGCGGATGTTTTCGTGTTGTTTGGTCATCTCACTTACTCCTTGCTTTCGGGCGCGGCGTTGCGCTCAGAACGCCCGTTTGTTGACAATGATAGCTGACCTCTCGCCACGCCGGGTCTGCCGTCTGCGCGATGGTGGCCAGCGCGTTTCCGCAAGCCGCCTCACTGGTGTAGACCAGCCGCGTCTCGGCGGGCTGGCCCGCGACGACATAGGCGATGGTCAGGATGGTGTAGAGGGTCATCCTTGTCCCCTCTCAGTTTGCTTTGATGG